CTTGAAAAGGCTATTGACGGCAACAAACTGATTTATAACTTGGCTTCAAACGGAAAGTGTAAAACTGACGTTGTTGCAGCTACAAAAGAAAGATGCGATGTTTATGTTGGCATTTTCGATGATGGTTTGTCACACGCTACTGGTGTTCCGAGAAGTGTTTGCTTCAACTCTGGAATGTATACAAGTTCGGTTGCTTACAACTATAGTATAGATGGAACCGCTACTGAATCTGTTACTCTTGTCGGTAATGAAAGATTCTGGAATGATATAGCTGCTAAGAGGGGCGCAAATAACGCACCAGAAAGTATTACGCCTACTGGAAACTGGCGAGCGAATGAAGGAAGCTTGGCTCATACAAGTATCACCGCTGCCTTTGATGGTACGGATACTGCTCCTTCTGGTGTTGTTCGCAGAACCGATGTTGACATCGCTCGTTCTACACTTCCCGGAATTGTTAGATCTCAGGGTGGTGACGACTCCAGTACTGAGGCTGGTAACAGTGATAACCTGCATATTCAAAGTATTTCTGTTAGCACAGACTTTGGTCAGGAAAATATTCAAGAGCTTGGTAGATTTGGACCGTATCACAGATACGCTACCTTCCCCGTTGAAGTTACATGTGATTTTGAGATCATATCGACTTCGGGTAGTTTGATTAACATTTCTGGCGCGCATCCAAACCTTGGTAATCATGAGATTAGGATTGTTGACGATGCAGGTAGTGACATTTATCTTGGAACTAAGAACAAGCTTTCAAGTGTTAGTTACTCTGGTGGTGACACTGGTGGAGGAAACGCCACGGTTAGTTACTCCTTCAGCAACTTTAATGTCTTGACTGTTCATGACAGCACTGCTTAATCTGCGATAGCCTAAGTTTTGGGATAATGCTTAGGCAAGTAGAAATGGGAATTTGGGATGGATAATATTTTAAACGAGAAAACTTTATGTCGTATATTGCAGGGTCGCTTACGCTGTTCGCTGGGCGATCCTGCTTTATATATTTATGAGCCGACTAAAGAAATACTTGAAGAATCTTTTGATGTTTACGATCAGGCATATAAAGATGCCTACTTTAAAGGTGTGTATTTAAAAGATGAGCTTGTCCCTATATTGGTTGAGAATGAGCTTTGGACACCCTTTGATGATCGCGAAGCAGACAAAATTGAAAAACAAATAGAAGATCATAAGGTTAAAGCCTTTGAATTTTTTTACAAGACTAGGGATTTGGTAAATATAAAGATGGTGTTAAGAGCTTTAGAAAAAGACTTACTAAAATATAAAAGTAAAAAACATACACTAGATCACATTTCTTGTGAAGGTGTTGCTTCATTTGCTAGATCTATATGGATAATATCTAAAACAGTTTACAATTTAGACAAGACTCCTTATGATTGGTCTAGACATTCTATATCGTCTTTAATGGATTATTATAATTCTAATCAAATATCTTCAGATCAATTTAGGCTTGTAGCACGAAGTGAGCCTTGGCGATCCATGTGGAACATAGGAAAAAAGCAGGGCAACGCATTTGGCAAACCCGCCTGTGAATTGAGCAAAGATCAGATTTCTTTGTCAAGTTACTCATCTATGTACGATAATGTGTATGAAAGCTCAGAAGCTCCTGATGAAAAAGTTATAGAAGATGATGATTGTCTTGACGGCTGGTTTATTAGTCAAAGAAGAGAACATGATAAACAAAAGAAAAAGAAACAAGCCGAAGATATGATTAAAAATCCAAAGATAGCAAACTCTCAAGAGATATTCCTTATGGCAAGGGATAAACAAGAAGCTGAAAAAATATATGATATTAATGATCCTTTGGTTAGAAGCATAATTCAAGATAGACAAAATACAATAAAAAGCTCAGATAAGCAAATTAGATTCCAAGAGTTTAACGACATCAAGCAAGATATCGCTATGGATCGTGTACAAGCTGCTAGAAGCAAAGTAAAAGGAATGAGATAATGGAAGATTACAACAAATTTTTGAAGGACTCGATAGACTATAAAAAGTCTAGAGAGGACCGCTACAAAGAAGTTTCTAAAGACGCGCTCTTTAAGGCATCTAAAAAGAAAATACAAACCACTATGATAGGAGCGCTTTCTACCATAGAAGAACACTTTGGTTTTTTGTGGGGTTTTGAACTACCAGAAGACCAGCTTACACCAGAACAAAAACATGTCAAGTCAATATTTGAAGATGTTCGTGCAAAAATTCTTGATCGAGGGAACACTCAAATTAGAAGTCTTGAATCTGAATTTGTAAATTACGAAATTAGTAAAAAGAAATACTTTATTAACTTGCCGGTGGCAAAACAAAAAGGAGAAGAAGATGGAAAATGATAAGCAAAGAACCGTAAAGGGCGAAGACAACGATGGCAACGAGGTTGTAGTCGTAGTAAAGCGGCCCACTGCTCAGTGCTACAATAAGTCTCAAATAGCATACAACAAGGCTTTTAGACAAGCTCTTGATTCTGGGGCGCTGCTTCGTCAAAAGCTCACGGATTATATGAAAGAGCAGGGTATCTGGGACGAGAAAAAAGAAAAGCAGTACGATGCTTTGGTTGAAGAAATCAATGGCATGGAAGAGGCTTTGAAAAAGGGTGGTATTAGATTGTCTGATGCTAAAGATATTGCTCTCAAGCTAAAAGTTAAAAGAGATGAATTTAGAGATCTTCTTAGCGAAAGAAATGCTCTAGACAATAACTCTGCTGAAGGTCAAGCTGACAATGCTAGATTTGTTTCTTTGGTTTCTACATGCATTTATGACGCCTCTGGTAATAGTCACAAATTCGCAGATGTTCAGGCTTATGAGGCTCAGGCAGACCAGCCTTGGGCATCTCAGGCAGCTAGTGAACTAGCCAATATGCTTTACAATCTTGACCCCAACTACGACAAAAACCTTGAGGAAAATAAGTTTCTTAAAGAGTTTAATTTTGTTGATGAAGAGCTTCGCTTGATTAATGATGAGGGCCATCTCACAGATGCAGACGGACGTTTGATTAACGATGAGGGTCGTTTCATAGCTTATCGCACAGAAAAGGGCAAAAAAGAAAAAGATCCTGATCAGGTTTATTTTGTGAATCGCGAGGGAGAAGAAGTTGTTCTTGTCACTAAAGACGGTGAAGAAGAGTGGGTTAAGTTGTCATTGAAGGAGCGCCAGCCATTCTTGGATGATAATGATAAACCCATTGCAGAAAAATCTGAAGAAAAGCCAAAACCTAAAACTAGGCGTAAAACAACGGCTAAAAAAACAGATGCCAAATCGACATAAGTGTGTATAAATACTAGGGAATGCTTCTAGCGGGGGAAATCTCATGGTTTCCTCCGTCTTTTATATAGCGGAGAAAAGATGGCGCAACAATTTAATTTAACTGCACAGATTAACTTGCAGTCACCAAAGAATGTTGGAAGGGTTGTTTCTGATATACAGAGACAGCTAAAGGGTAGCGGGTTAAATACTGTAAATATAAAAGTAAAAGCCGACCCTAGATCAATGGCTCAAACTAACAGACAACTTCAAAATGTTAGTAAAAATTCTAGAGCCGCAGCTAAAGATATAAATAACCTGAATAGAAGTCTTCAGGAAGCCACTAGAAGATTTAGTGTTATTACTATTGCTACTGGTACTTTGCTTTCGTTCGTAACTGGATTTAAAAATGCTACGAAAGCAGCTATAGAGTTTGAACGTGAACTTGTTAAAATCTCTCAAGTCACGGGTAAAAGTGTACAACAATTACAGGGATTGACAAAAGAGGTAACTAGACTTTCTACTTCGTTCGGTGTATCCTCTGCTGATTTGCTTAACGTGTCTCGCACATTGGCTCAGGCTGGTTTTAATGCAGAAAAAACCAGAAAAGCTCTTGACATTCTTGCCAAGACCACGCTAGCCGCTACATTTGATAATATTCAAGATACTACTGAGGGTGCTATCGCGCTTCTTAGACAGTTTGGGGCTGAAGCCAAGCGGTCAGGTGGAGATGTTGCATTTTTGGGAAAAAGCTTAGACGCCATCAATGCGGTATCTAAGCGGTTTGCTGTTGAATCTGGAGACTTGATTACAGTCATTCGTAGAGTTGGTGGTGTGTTTTCTAGTGCGGGAGGTAGCGTAAATGAGTTGATTGCATTGTTCACCAGTGTTCGCGCAACCACCAGAGAAAGTGCTGAGACTATCGCTACTGGTCTTCGTACAATCTTTACACGTATTCAGCGTACAGATACAATAGATCAACTAAAAGCTTTAAACATACAGCTTCAAGATAGTCAAGGTCGATTTGTTGGCGCTTTTGAAGCTGTTAGAAGACTTTCTGAAGGTCTGGCTACTATAGATCCAAGAGAAGCTAGATTTAGTAAAATAGTAGAAGAACTTGGTGGCTTTCGTCAAGTTGGTAAAGTTATTCCTCTT